ACCAGATGGTATCATCTAGGAACTTAGATACAATATATAAAATTATGAAATACATTAAAGAAGATGGTCAACCCGATACAGATTACATCATGACTGTTGAGTTTATTGAAGGTGATCTCAGGATCAAAAAGAAGTGGCCTAATAGCCCTTGGAGGTTTGATAGTGCGATTGATATTAACCCCAGTGAATTTAAATACATCAAAAATTTCATTGAATCTGAGGATTGTGATCACACAGAAAACGTAGTTGAGAAATAATATAATCATGAACAAAAGCATAGAAGTAAAGTTAGCGCGTTGTCTATCAGAAGACAACCTCAAATCATACCTTTTTAATAAAGCTATGAGTTTCGCAAAGGGTGACTCACACACTATTGATTGGGATAGCACAGAGCATGGTGATTTTGGGAAACACTATTTTGAGGAGTTCCTAGAGTATGTTGAAGATGACAGGCCTGAACAAGTGAACACTCTAATTGAAAAGGAATTGGAATTTGAATCTTCCTTGTCATCAGAAGATGAACTTGATACATACCTTGATGCTATTATTACTCAAGATGAGTATCATATAAAGAACATCATAACCTTTAGAGATTTAATTTTTTAATAACATGAATTGGTCAGACGAAGCAGAAGAAATCCTATTAGGATTGAGAGACTACTATAGTGATGATAGTCAACTTGAAGATGAGTTAGTTTTCGAACTTGTTCAAATTGGTTGTGACCCAGAGCAAGCTCTAGCTATAGCACTAGACTTAATAAGATAAGTCAATTTATAATTGACATTAACGAAAAATAATATATAATAACAATATGTCCATATTAGATAAACTAAAAAAGAATTGCAGAACTGCACAAGCAGATGTGCTATCTGAAAGTAAGTTCTTTTCAGAAAAAGAAATGGTCACGACAAGCGTGCCAATGATCAACGCTGCTTTAAGTGGTAGATTAGATGGAGGTCTTTCCTCGGGTCTTACTGTATTAGCAGGCCCAAGTAAACACTTCAAGACATCATTTGCACTGCTAATGGCTAGTGCATACTTGAAGCAACATAAAGATTCAGCTCTACTTTTTTACGATAGTGAGTTCGGATCTCCACAATCATACTTTGAGAGTTTCGGGATCGATACTTCTAGAGTTCTTCATACTCCAGTTACTAATATCGAAGAGTTAAAATTTGATATCGTTAATCAACTTAGTGAGTTGGATCGTAAGGATAAAGTAATCATCGTGATTGATAGTATTGGTAACATTGCAAGTAAGAAAGAGATTGATGATGCAGAGAACATGAAGAGCGTTGCTGATATGACCCGTGCAAAAGCACTAAAGGGTTTGTTCAGAATGGTTACACCTTTCTTATCAATGAAAGACATTCCTCTGTTGGCAATTAACCACACCTATCAAACACAAGAGATGTTTAGTAAAGCTGTTGTTAGTGGCGGAACTGGTGTGATGTATTCTGCCGACAACGTTTGGATTATTGGTAGACAACAAGACAAAGTTGGAACTGAGATTCAAGGTTATCACTTCATTGTTAATATTGAAAAGTCACGTTTCGTTAAAGAGAAAAGTAAGATTCCTATTAGTGTTAGTTGGGATGGTGGTATTGAGAAGTGGAGTGGATTACTTGAAGTTGCAATTGATGGTGGATATGCTCATAAACCTAAGAATGGATGGTATAATGCTAAAGACCCAGAAACTGGTGACGATCTTCATGCATCTAACTGTCGAGCTAAAGATACTCTTAATAAAGAGTTTTGGGCCCCAATCTTTGAGAAGACTGACTTTGCTGAGTATGTTAAGAACAAATACACAGTTGGAATCACTAAGATGTTGAGTGATGATGATGATGAAACTACAGTTGAGACAGTTGAGGAGGTGGAAAATGATTAACGACTCTGACTACAAGCTCGTAGAGGGCATAAACGAAAAAACATATAGTGTCGAATGTTTGGTTGACAAATACACTGGAATTGTTTATACTTACGGAGATGTAAAGATGAATGAAGAGGTTGTAGATGGTGAAGAGATCTGCAGGCTTTCATTCGACTATAAAATCGAGTCAGTTCCAGAAGATGTTGATAGAGACATCTTAAAAACTGATCAAGATTTTCAAAACCATATTGGCGAAGTTCTCGCTCACATAATTACAAATTACGAATACAAGATTGGAAATAATGACGAAAAACCTTGAAGAAGTTATACTTAGTAACTTAATATATAATGAAAACTTTTGCAGAAAAGCATTGCCTCACATTAAAAGTGAATATTTCCAGGGGTCTGATAAGTCAGTTTATGAATTGATAGTTTCCTTTATCGAAAAATACAATAAACTACCAGACTCTAAAGTATTGAGCATTGAGTTTCAAAAGTCAGAAATGGCTGGAAACCAAGACGCTAATGAAGTTCACTCTCTAATCACAAACCTCGAAGATGAGAAGACTGATTGTGATTGGTTGTTGGATACTACCGAGAGTTGGTGTAAAGATCGAGCTTTACACTTAGCAGTAATGGAATGTATTACTATTATTGATGGTAAGCACCAAGAAAAGGCTGAAGGTGCAATGCCTGATATTCTTGACAAAGCTCTAAGTGTAACCTTCAATACTGAAGTTGGTCATGATTACATAGATCAATCTGATGCTCGTTTTGATTTTTATCACCTTGATGAAAAGAAAATGCCCTTTGACCTTGAGATGATGAACAAGATCACTGGTGGTGGTGTTCCTAACAAAACACTTAATTGCATACTAGCGGGAACAGGTGTTGGAAAAAGTTTGGCAATGTGCCACTTTGCTTCAAGTGCATTGGCGCAAGGAAAGAATGTTTTGTATATAACACTAGAGATGGCTGAGAAGAGAATTGCTGAACGTATTGATGCAAACCTCATGGATGTTAGAATAGACCAACTTAAGAATCTCACTAAAGAGAAGTTTGATGGTAAAATCGAAAGCATATCCAAAAAGACCCAGGGCAAACTTATTGTAAAAGAATACCCAACTGCTAGCGCACATTCGGGTCACTTTAGAGCGTTATTGACTGAACTCAAGATGAAGAAGAAATTCGTACCTGATGTTATCTATATTGATTACCTAAACATTTGTGGTAGCTCAAGAATTAAAGGATTGAGTGGTGGAGTTAATACATACAGTTTGATCAAGAGTATTGCTGAAGAGTTACGAGGTTTAGCTGTTGAATTCGATGTTCCAATTTGGAGTGCAACTCAGGTAACTAGGAGTGGTTATGATAATAGTGATATTGAGTTGACTGACACTAGTGAGAGTTTTGGATTACCCGCAACTTGTGACCTTATGATTGCTTTGATATCCAATGAACAACTTGAGAATATGAATCAAGTTATGGTTAAGCAACTTAAGAATCGATATAACGACATAACTTCACTGAAGAGGTTTACGTTAGGAATTGATAGATCTAAGATGAGATTATATGATATTGATGATCCAACTGATGGCTTAGTCCCGACTACAGATTCTCAGCAAGAAAATACTTTTGTTAATAGAGGGAGAAGCACTGAGGGATTCAGTGATTTCAAGACATGATATATACTACGTAATGAAGAGACTCAGGGTATACGGTTGTTATAAAAAAGAAAAACTAAAAACTGATATATCTAATGCATGTAATTACTTCATGGATTGGTTAATACCACTCAATAATAAAATTGAATGCACTGTCACACTTAAGAAAAACTTAGTTTCACATGAGAGAGTCTATGGTGAATGTTGCAGAAATGGAAAGGGTTCTTATACTATTTGGATAGATTCAGATCTAGATTACAATGTATTACTTGGGACTATCGCTCATGAGTTTGTGCATGTAAAACAGTTCGAATTGGGTGAACTAAGGTTCTTCACTAAAGTTAATAAGTGGAAGGGTAAAAACTACAGTGATGACTTTAACTATGATAAGTTACCTTGGGAGATCGATGCCAACATTCTTTCTGTAGCATTAGTCAATCTATATCAAAGAGATATTAGTGTCTAACTTCAATATAAATATAAATAGTTAATAAACTTAGGAATATTTATGAGTAAGAAACAAATGAGCTTCGTAGAATTTACACTATGCGAGGCTATATCTACCAGCAGCTTTGAGAAAGCATTATCTTTGATAGCGAAGTATCTTGGTCAAAATACAAAATATAATTTCTTCTCACAGACTCTAGGTAGTGTTCCAAATTCGGAAGACTTGAGTGATTTT